CAAAGATAAGAAATAAAGAATGAACAAAATATTAGTTAGTGTTGTAAACTACTGTGATCCAGAGTTTTATTCTACAATACTATCTTTATGGAAACAAGCAAAAAATAAAAATGATTTATATTTTTCTATAGTTTCAGAAGACAACGTAAAATATGATTTATCTTTTATACCAAAAGAACAATTAATCTATAGACATTTTGATTTGTCACAATATAGAGGAGGAGTTTGTTGGGCTAGAAATTTAGCAACTCAAGTTGATGTGGAGTATGACTATTTTATACAGTTTGACTCCCACACCTATGCATCACCAAAATGGGATAGTCTTGCTATTGAAAAATATGAAAAATTAAATATTAATAATGAAAAATTTATTATTGCTTATGCTCCAGCAGATTACGAAATGATGCCAGATGGATCCATTAATTTCGATGCAGCATGTAAAACATCAATGTATGGCTATTTATTTAGTGAGTTAATTCCAGGATTCAAGTTTCCAGGATATAGGTTTTTAAACATGGATGAAGTTATTCGTTCATATTGGGCTACATGCTGTTACCTTTTTGCACCCAAAAAATGGATTGATGAAGTTGGCATTAATAAAGATGAATCATTTAATACCGAAGAGTTTTGTTTATCATTAAGAACTTATGCTAAAGATTGGAAAATATACTCTATTGGTACAAGAGATGTTTTCCACAATCAATCACATAGGCAGTCTAACGGATCTGTAACAAGAGAAACTCTTAGGCCTTGGGCAGATGGAAGAAAAGAACATTATTGGACCCATGTTGAAGAATCAACTAATAGACTTTCAATGCTAATGTCTGGGCAGTTAGATATTCCAAAAGAAAAAGTTTACAACTTTCTTAAAGAATCTGGAATAGACACAAAATACACAGACTTTATTCCAAACTATAGTTCACATGTTATAGTTGAGCCTAGAGCACTTGGAATGCCACCAAGAAGGGATTAGCGAGGAAACCTGGCCATCCATTCCTTAGTCTTTGGAGTAATGCCCTTCCAAGAAGACCAGTTCTCTCCACCCTTAGACATGTAATATGCAATCTCAGCATTTTTGACGGGATTGAATAATTCAGCATTAGAGTCAAGATCAAACTTGTTTCTGCGATCAGGACCAAGTGCGTCAATCATATTAATTTGGAACATACCATAAGACGAATCCCCAGTTTTGTGATTGCCATTAAAGGCCAATGGTCGTCCATTAGATTCTTTCTTTGCTACTGCCCAAGCCACAACAAGGTCTTTACCCTTGAAGCCAACTAGGGAAAGCAGTTCCTTTAGTTCTAAATCTGTTAGAGAAACCTTATTTTCAAAACTCTCTAACTTTTTTGCTTTAGAAACCAAAAAAACCTCTTTCGAGGTGGTTTCCGATGTCTGAGCCTGTTTCAGGCTAAGGTTATTCTTGGTATCAAAATCTGAAATAGCATTAGCAGAATTAGACATAACTGTTACTAGTGCTACGATACTGAGTGTGCTAATGATCTCTTTGTTTCTTTCGATAAATTTAATCATAGTTTCCTCCTTAGAAAACAATAACACCTTGGCAGGTGTTACTTCCTAGTATAACATAAAATTTTATCAAAAGTCAACTTTAGAGGGTGGTATAATAAAGATTATGTCTCAGTCATCATCTAATTATCCTACTATGAAGTTCCCTCTTGCTTCAGATCCCGTGAATGTACACGGAGACATTAAGGTATTAGTTGATGCTTTAAACGACATTCTTCCGCCATTAGGTTATGGCGCAGCCTATCTTGAGGTTAGAAATATCACAGGTCTTAATATTTCACAGGGTTCTCCAGTTTTTATTAGTGGAACTGTTTCTTATGGAGGGAAAATGGTTTCAACAATAGAAAAATATAATCCATCAAGTCAATCTCATAATCCAGATCTTCCAATACTTGGATTAGTAAAAAGCAGTATTGCAAATAACACAAATGGTCTTGTAATTGTTTCTGGTGTTTTAGAAATGAATACTTCTTCTTTAGGAGCAGCAGGAACAAAAGTTTATGTTGATGGAGATGGTTATGTTGTTCCATCCCGTCCAGCAACAGGGCCAGCAAGATATGTAGCCGTTGTTGCTATTCAATCAGTTACTGGAATGTTAATAGTTCAGGCCAAAGGAAACGGTACTTGGGGTGCACTCAAGGACGGTTTGTCGTGATATAATAACACTATGGCAACTTTTAGAAATCAACCCACAGACTCTTATGCACTAGGTGCAGCACCTCCAGAAATTCGTTGGACAGTTGTTCGTGGAGATTCCGCAGCCTTTCGTGTTTATGTAACCAACGATGCAAGAGAGCCACTTCTTCTTGAAGACTGGCAAGTTAAAATGGACATTCGTCGTAATGCAAGCCTTGTTGTTTCTTTATCCCCTCAGCCAATTGAGTTTCAAGACACAGAGGGAAGTTTTACGGTAAACATTACATCGTCACAATCTGAACTTCTTCAGACAGGAGACATCTTCGATATCCAACTCACAGAACTTCTATCAGAAGGTAGAGTTTGGACGGTAGCCAAAGGGTCAATGGTTATTATTGAAGACGTAACACAGTAATGCCAACACACCAATTAGCACATGCACAAGTACAGGAACTTGATTTAAGACGAGTTCGCATAGATCACATACAACCAAAAGCGAGAGTTCAAGAGGTTTTGCCATTTAGAGTTCAGTTTATTAACGTAAGTGTATTTGGATACTCAAGAACAAACCCTGCACCAATTCCATTACAGGTTATTGGCTACAGCAATTATATTCTCTAATTATATAATTAAAAGGGTGATATAATTACCACATGGCTAAAATATCAATTTCAAACGTAAAGGCCCTGTTTCAAACAGGAGACAGACCTACTCAAGAAAATTATGTAGATCTAATTGATACCGCAGCAGCCCAAGCAACAGATTTGGGTTCTTCAGGTAACAATGAAAATACAATAAGCGGAATTGAAAACTTAACTGTTATTGATTCATTTGATGCTACAGAATGGCGTATGGTCAAGTATATTATTTCAATATCAAAGACTACTGCAGGGGACAATAAGTTCTATGCAACCGAATTAACAATTCTTGCTGATGGTACAAATGTATCTGTTAGTGAGTATGGAACAATCGACAATGATGGGAATATTGGCACCATTAATGTCTCTCGCACTGGAAATACCGTGGCTATTACAGTCACTCCAGATTCTGCGATAAAGCCAGTCACCGTACGATATGCTCGTTTGGGACTTAAGGCGTAATAAAAGGAGATATAAAAAATGGCAACAGTAAATAAAGATTTTAAAATTAAGAGTGGTTTAGTCGTTGAAGGTTCATCAGCAACAGTTGGCGGATATGACATTCTTACAAAGAAACAAGCAGACCAAGATTATGTAGTTGGTCTTATTGGTGGTACAGCAACATCTGCTAACGAAGCAAACAAGGTTGTAAAGCGTGATGCATCAGGTAATTTTGCTGCAGGAACAGTTACAGCAGCATTAACTGGTAATGCAAGTACAGCAACAACACTTGCTACAGCAAGAACTATTGCTGGTCAATCATTTGACGGTAGTGCTAATATTAACATTGCCCCAACAGATCTAACAGGAGTAAATGCTACAGCAGCAGAAATTAATCTTCTTGATGGCGTAACAGCAACTACAGCAGAGTTAAACATCCTTGATGGTGTCACTGCAGATTATGCAGAGATTAATATTCTTGATGGTGCAACGCTTTCAACAACAGAACTTAACTATGTAGACGGAGTAACATCTGCAATTCAAACACAGATTGATACTAAGGCCCCTACTGCATCACCTACATTTACAGGTACAGTATCTGGTATTACATCAACAATGGTTGGCCTTGGAAACGTAGATAACACTTCCGATGCAAACAAGCCAGTTTCAACCGCTACACAAACAGCGCTTGACCTAAAGGCTCCTCTTGCATCTCCAGCATTAACTGGTACACCTACTGCTCCTACAGCAACTGCAGGAACAAATAATACTCAGGTTGCTACAACAGCATATACAGATGCAGCAATTGCATCACTTGTAGATGGAGCACCAGAACTTCTTAATACTCTTAATGAGTTGGCATTTGCAATTGCAGATGATGCTAACTTTGCTACAACTCTTACTACATCAGTAGGAACTAAGGTATCAAAGGCTGGCGACACAATGACTGGACTTCTTGTCCTTTCAGCAGATCCATCAGAAAACCTTGGAGCAGCAACAAAGCAGTATGTTGATACAGCAGAATTAGATGCAGTCACCGCAGCAGGAACCGCAGCAGGTACTGCAATTTCAAACGCAGTATCAGCATTAACAAAGTCTTCAGTTGGTCTTGCCAACGTAGATAATACTTCTGATGCTAACAAGCCAGTTTCAACTGCACAGGCTACAGCAATTGCAGCAGCACAGACTGCAGCAGAGGCTTACGCAGACGCACTTGATACAGACGATGTAGCAGAGGCTACAACAAACA